TGATCCATCGTACGGGAGACCGTCCGGGTATCCGCTGCCTCCTTGGCGGGCGTCGGCGTAGCCGTCGCCCCACCGGTAGGAGGTGACCTCCTGCGCGCTGTCGTGCTCGATGGCGAGGGAGATGGCATCTTCGTACTGAGCCTTGAGGTCGGCGACGTCGCTCTTCTTGCGGGTCATCTTCGGGGCGAGGCGGTAGGCCAGCCCGAAGGCGAGGGCGTCGTCGAAGAGGGACGACCAAGTCGCCGTCTCTTCGCTGTCGCGGGTGTAGAACATCCGCGCCTGATAGACGTTGGTGAAGACGAAACCGCTTTCGACGTACATGTCGGGCGGGCTGGTGTTCCAGTTCGGCATTTGCCCGGCCTCGCAGACGCGGCGGTAGGTGAGGCCGTCGGTCGGCAGGTCGTAGGCGTAGGCCCAGACGTCGGGGTAGGCGTTGGCCACTTCCGCCATCAGCACCGACTTGCGGGCGAAGGACCAGTTTGATTTGCTGAGGGCTGCGCGGCGTGCGGGGTCATAGTGGCGGCGGCACAGCGTCGCCTCGACGCCCGTCTCGCTCAGCGCAATAATCTCTTTTTTGCCGATATGGTCTAGCGCCATATTGCAGATTTCTACATCGGTCGCAGCAGCCATATCTCACCTCTGTCTGTTGAGGCGGGGGCTGTCGCCCCCGCCATGTAGCTTAGTTCCGGCTGCGGCGCGAGGCGCGCTGCGGCGGGTCTTTCGCCTCCGGCTGCTCGCCCGTGTCGGCGTCGTTCTCGGCTCCGGCTTCGGGCTCGGCTTCGGGCTCGACGTTAGCCGAGACCTCCGCGTTCTGCACCGACGCCAGCGCCTTCTCCAGCTCGGCGATCTTCGCGTCTTTCGCCGCGATAGTCGCCTTGGCTGACTTGCCTGTGGCTTGCGCCTCCTCCATCGCGATCTGGAGGTCGGACAGCGTAGCCACCGTCCCCCTCTCGCGAAGGATTAGTTTGGCCTCTTCCGAGCCCGCCTTCACCATCCACCGGGTGGAGAAGTCGTTCTTGCCATCGGCCAAAGTGAAGGGGTCGCCGCGCTCGCGGATGACGCCGTACTTGCCTTTTGCTCGCGCGACAACATCCATCTTATGCACTCCAGTTCGCGTTGCCGAACACCAGACCGGCAGTGACAGCGCCCGCTGAGGGTGCCGTGCCGGTGACGGTATAGTTCAGGCGCATGTAGCGCTGGTTGGTGCCCAGTGGTACATACTGGATCGGGGCGACGTAACCGGCCACCAGAGATGCCAGAGGCACCACGACGGACGCGACAACAGTCGGCGACGCGAAGTTCTCGACCGTGTCCACCTCGACCGCGATGGTCAGGGAGGTCAAGTTGTCGAAGGCTTCTACGGTTTGGATACGCATCTCAACGGGGCGTCCCTTACCGAAGTCTTGTGTGATCGCAGCGGCGGCGTGCATAGGCGTGCCGGGCGCTCCGAGGTCGATGACGTTCGTGGACGCGGCGGTGGCTGTGATGGCCTGCGCGTCTGAGAACATGCTTTGAAGGTCGAAGATCATCTTACTTCTCCATGGTCTGTGCCTCTACCCAACGGCAGTTTGGCAGGTTGCCCGACGCCCACCGTGGGCGTCGGGTTGCCGTCGGTTAGACGACGCGGGCTTCAGTCTCCAGCAGGCTGTCCATCCGGCGGATGGGGTGGCCGAGGAAAGAAACAACCGGCCGACCGTCCACTTCGCTCAGTGTCAGGTTGACGTTCTTGCCCTTCATCGCCTGCTTGTGCAGGTATTCGGCGATGGTCCGTGAGCAGTAGATCACGGTGTTGACCATGCCTGACCCCGGATTGTCCAGCCGGTAGTAAGCCGTGATCATCAGGTCGATGAGGTCCGGGCCACCGTCGACCGCCGGGTCGGCGCTGAGCAGGGTCACGTCGATGTTCGCGATCCGCGCGTTGTTGCGCCAATCGTTGACCGACAGACCGATGTCCTGCGCGTACTTCTCGCGGTAGACGTCGTAGAGGGAGCCGTCAGCCAGCTCCTTGGTCTGCATCCCCTTGTCGTCGCGACGGATGCCAAGCGGGCTCCCCTCGGGGTACAGGAGGTGGGTGCCGTTCTCGCCCCAGCCGACGAACCAGACAGACGTGTTGTCGGAGTTCAGGCCCCCGGCGTCTATGATCTGGTTGCCGTTCGGCGCGGTCAGGGAGTTGTAGCGAGGCTCCAGTCCGGTGAACCGCTCGGGGTTGACGTCGGTGTCACCGTAGATGACCGTCTCGCCGATGGCGTGGGCGATCCCCATCAGGTGCGACTTGGCACCGTTCATGCGGAACTTCTGGGGGTTCTTGGCTTTCTCGACGAGCTTGGCGTCGATCTCAGACCAGTCTTCCAGATAGCCGGTGCTGTCCTTGACCTGAGTGGTCGTGCCTTTGGTAGGCTGGACACCTTGGTACAGCTTGCGCCATGTGGGTGCGGGCAGGCCAGACCGGATCGTGGTCAGGTGCTCGTCACCGGAGTTGCACTCCACTGCGGGAGCGTCGGACAGCATATCCAGTTGCTTCGCCATCACCTCGATGATGTCCGCAATGGTGTCGTCCTTGTTCTGCATCCGACGCAAGTCGGCCAGAGTAGTGAATGTATCGCCAACGGTAGCCATTGGTTATCCTCTCTTCGTTGCTGGGGTGGTGCCGCCGTACCATTTCTGTTCGGTAGGGACAGGCTCCTCGTGGGTGTTGCCACCGGCGAAGCGGTCGTTCGCTGTAAGCTCGCCGATGCGACGCAGTTCCCGGATGATCTCCGGGTTGTTGCCGTTACCAGATGTCAAGATCAAGGCCTCGAGCGCGCCTTCCGGCTTGCCCTCGCGCGGTGTGCCGTCGGCGTTCTTACCTGCCTTCGGTCCGCCGCGCAGAACCTGCAATGCGGAGTTTGCGAGCTTGGTGCTTTCCGCCCACTTGTCGCCTCCGATGTCCTTGTCGGCTTTCGCCGCTTCCAGATGATCCTTCTGCTGGTCCTCCAAGAACTTTGCGTAGGCCTTCTGCTCCTCGACGACCTCGGCACCTTGTGCCTCGATCAGCCGCTGCGCTTGGCCGCGCGTCAAGCCCATCTCAGCAAATTGCTTCGACCAGCTTTCCTTCTTGTCGTCTGGCAGTTCGACGCCTTCAGGCAAGTCAAACTCATACGCCCCGTCTTCGGGAACCTCGGAGGCCTTCGCCTCCGCAGCTTTCTCCTCGTCGGTGCGCTCGTCCTTCTCGCCTTCGTCGCCGTCTTTGGTGCCTGCTTCGTCTGCGTCGCCCGCGTCATCGCCGGTCTTGCCGTCGTCCACGTCGTCTCCGCCCAGAACGGCCGTCACGCCCTTCGGCGCTTCGGCTTCATCGCCACCGGTCGTGTCGTCGCCTGCTGGCGTCCCCTCGTCGGCTGGTGCCCAGAGGGGGCCTGTCAGACCGAAGAGGAGCGGCTTGAAATCAATCGTCATCGCTCTCTTCTCCTTCGTGCGAGATGTAGGCATCTCGTTCCTTTGCTGCGGCTTGCAGCATCGTCAGGTGGGCGTTCTGGTCGGCGTCAGTCAACGCCGCCATAATATCCAACCCGGTCCTCCGGCGGCCTGCGTTGTGGGCCGTCGTCAGGGCGTCGCCTGCCATCGGGTCCAAGTGCATGCCGCATCCGTCTATGATCCGCAGTAGGAAGCGAACCGACGGCGCGTGTGCCAGTACGGCGTTTGCGTCGTTGGCAGCCTGCGCCCTGATGCGGCGCTGTTTCCTGCTGAGGCTTTTATCCATGTTAATGGTCATTACATTATTCCGTTTAGCGCGTCAATCCGAGGTCGCGTAAGAGACCTGCGCTGCCGCCGCTGCGGGGGGCGTCTGCCTCCGACAGCAGCTTGGCGGCCTGAGCCCCCTGCTGCATGACGCCTGTCGCCTGCTGCGCCTGCTCCATCGCCTGCTGCTGCTGGACCTGCTCCTGCCTCTGCCGACGCATCTCCTCGACCTCGTCGATGCTGCGCAGTATCTTGGACGAGACGCCGACCATGTCTGCGTACTCGTCGACGGCGTGGTCGTTGTTGACCTTGTCGAGGACGGAGCCGTCGACGGCGGCGATGTTACCGATGAAGCTGTACAGTCGCTCGATGCCGCCGGTTTGGACGGCCTTCTGCGCCTGCGCCAGCGTCGAGATGTAGTCGATCTCGATGCCCATGCCGTCGAACTCTGCGGGCAGCGGCGCGACGCGGCCGCTGTCGACCGCCTTGACGTAGGCCCGGCGGATCAGCGGTGCCAGTTTCTCGCGGTGCTGCCGCTCCAGCACGGGGCCGAGGGCGAGCAGCTTCTCTTCGTGCCGCTCGTCGATCTCCCGCGCCGTGATCTGGCGGCGGTCGAGGTTGGCGATCATCAGGAAGAGGTTGGCGTACATGCCTTCATTGATGCGCTCCTCGCTGGTGTCGATGTCGGCGATCAGTTGGTCGATGCGCGGCTGGACTTGGTAGGCGGGCACCATCCCCTTGGTCGGGTCTTGCATGAAGTTCACGGCCTCCGGCATGAGGCTGTAGGGGCTGTTGCGCATCTCGATGGGGGCGTTCATCGGCGGGCGGTTCATCCGCCGGATCGCCTCCGCCTTGTCGCGCTCCTTGCGTTGCAGCTCGCGGGCGTCGCCGAGGGCGTCCATCGCCGGGCTCGAGCCGTAGGTCCGCGTCCCCTCGACATCCCAGCGGGAGGCGTTGATGGGGCTCTCGTCGTAGCCGAGATCGCCGAGCAGGCCCTTACTTTCAGTGCCCTCCCAGTAGACCGACATGATGGGCTTGTTCTCGGCGCGGGGGCTGCGGGCGTCGCGCTCGCGGCGCGGCATGATGATGTGCTTGACCGGCACGGCCTCGGTGTACTTGTTGGCGTCCCACAAGTTTTTGACCGCCGTGCTGACCTTGCCCCAGTCGGGGGAGTTGGTCGGGTCGTTGCGGTAGACGAACTTGGAGACCACCTGCATCACGGTGTACTCGATCTCGCGGTAGGTGGTGTCGACCATGCCGCGTGCGTTGGCGGCGATCCACGCCTCGCCGGGGACGAGGGCGTGGCCGAAGAGGCCGCCGGTGACCTCATCGTCCTCGATGATGGCGGCGTCGTAGCCGTAGAGGCCGACGTCGCCCCACATGGTGTGCAGCATCGTGTAGAGGCCAGACGACTGCATCATCTGGCGCATCTCGATGGCGGCGGAGGTGAAGTGCTCCTTCACCGGCGTGTACTCGGCGAGGCTGCGGTCCTTGGGGATCAGCTGAAACCACGGCCGGGCGGGGGAGGTGATGCCGGAGTGCATGCCGGAGGCCAACGTACGATGCGCAAAACGCGGCCGCCCGTTGATGATGAAGCGGTTGACCTCGTCGCCCGTCTTCTTCTTCTCGTTGAAGCGTGCGCGGCGGGGTTGGAAGTGCTTGCCCAGCTCCCTGAAATGGGGGTCATAGTCGTTCCGCATCGCCTTGAGGCTGTCGCCAATGGCGTTGAATTGCTTCAGGTCTTCGCGCATGTCTTACCCCAATACCGTGCTGCCACTGCGTCGTGCAGTGCTTGCCATTGTCTGCAGGCCCGACAGCGCCGTGGTCACGGTGCTACGCGACGGTCCTCCGCCGCGCTGCGCCGCACGGGCGCGTGCCTCCTCATACAGCCCGGCTTGGTCGGGCTGCAGTTCCTTCGCGTATCTCGGCGGAGGTGTGTAGTCTGGTGTCTTAGCCTTGCACATGTCGTTCTCCTTATGCCGCCACGAACGTGCCGACGGCGTAGGCGCTGCCGTTCCAATCGGCCACAGATTTCAGGTCCACGAGCGGCGTCATGCCTGCGACGACCCCGGCGTAGATCGCGTCGCCGCCGCCGTCGTAGAAGTCGGCGTAGGTCGCCGTGGTGTTGTCTTCGATGGAGTACCATACGTTCGAGACATGCAGCGTGCCCATCGCGCCGCCAGCTATGTTACCAGCGCCGATAAGGATCGGCGACTTCTGTGCGTTCCCGGCGAGGGTGGTGTCGAGCGCGAGCACGCCGTCGATCCAGATTTG